CTTCGACGAACGATTCGCAGGAAACAAAATCCTCCGTGAACAAGGAAAGACCGAATACTCATACTCCAGTTACGTGGCACTAGAGCAGGAACTACAGGAAGACCTGCGTAACTCTGGCTTTCCGCCAGGGTTTTACGACGATCCGCAGTCAATAGCACGCTTCATTGGTGGAGAAGTATCCCGTGCAGAACTAAGAGACCGTGCCCAGGCCGCCTATGCAGTAGTACGCCAAGCAGACCCAAACACCGTGGCGGAACTAAAGAACCTTTACGGTGTGAACGAAGGCGAATTAGCCGCATACTTCCTAGACCCCACCAAAGCCATGGACGCCATGGGCAAGCGCCTCACGGGGCAAGACCTCATCCGTCGTGTACAAGCCGCTCAGATCGGCGCACAAGCCCGCACACAGGCAGGCATGGGTCTATCAGCACAAGAAGCAGAGCAACTTGCCAACCAAGGCATCACCCAACAAGCGGCACGTGAGGGATTCTCAGCGCTTCAACAGTCACAAGAACTGTTTTCTGCTGTAACACCTGGTGAAGAACAGATCAGTCAGCAAGAACAAATTAGTGGAGTTCTTGGACTTAACGCTGAAGCGGCACAAAGAATTGCAACACGTCGTCGTCGACGTCAAGCAGAATTTCAGCAAGGCGGCGGGTTCGCTACAACACAAACAGGATTATCTGGACTACGCACATCAGGTCAATAACCTAATTGTTGCACAACTAAAAAAATAGTGCTAACTTAAGACCGATCCCGATGGGAGGAACTTAAGGCCTAGCCCCCATAAGCCTTAATGTACCAATGGGGTGTAACAACATAAGTAGCCGTCACAATCCTCCGTTGTGACGTGGACCAAAGGAGAGTGCCAATGTCAGATTTCGCAGATGAGTTCTACGAGGACGACGATCAACCGCAGGAAACCAACCCCGTCAGGGCGAGGATGAAGCAGTTGGAGAAAGAAAACCGTGAGTTCAAAAAACAACTTGCGGAAGCCGAACAAGCCCGTAAAGAAGTGAACTTTCTTAAGGCAGGAATTGATCCTACCGAACCAAAGTTCAAATACTTCGTTAAGGGTTACGACGGTGAACTTTCCCCAGAAGCAATCAGAAGTGCGGCTGAAGAAGCACAGTTGATTACACCCAAACAAGAAGTCTCAGATGTAGACAAGCAAGCGTGGCAGACCAGTAACAAGGTCGCCGCAGGAGCAGAGTCCGCACCAGACGGCCCATCTTGGATGAAACGAATCAACGATGCGCAGTCCGAACAAGAACTAATGTCGATTTTTGCAGAGGCGCAAGCCCAAGGGATTGACCTGGGCTAACCCCATCCACAATCTTTCTGCAAAGGAAAAAACAAAATGGCTGATTACTACGCCGCCGAAACAGGAACGGGCAACCTTTCCGTAGACCAAACCGCATTTGAGAAGTTGGCATACTTCGCCCTCCGTGACGAAATGTACTTCGATCAGTTCGCAGACGTTCAGGCAACCAACGCCACGAACCCTGGTGCAACTGTGACATTCACCATCTTCCAGGACCTTTCACCTGCAACCACACCTTTGGGTGAGGCTGAGGACGTAACTCCTGTCGCAATGACTGATAGCCAAGTTTCCGTTGTTCTCAACGAGTACGGTAACGCAACTGTGACCACAGCGAAACTGCGTGCAACATCGTTCATCCCAGTTGACCCAGTAGCCGCAAACGCTGTTGGATACAACGCTGGTATCTCGATCGACACCATCGCACGTAACGCCGCTCAGGCAGGAAGCAACGTTCTGTACGCAACAGGCGGAGCAACCGACCCAACAAGCCGTGCAACCGTCGCCGCTGAGGACATCCTCACCGCAAACGACGTGCGCCGTGCAGTGGCTCAATTACGTAAAGCAAACGTCCCAACCTTCGGAGGTTCATACGTTGCGGTGATTCACCCAGACGTATCCTACGACTTCCGTTCGGCAACAGACGCCGCCGCTTGGCGTGCACCTGCAAACTCTGTAAACCCAGAGGGCATCTACAACGGTGAGATCGGATTGTTCGAAGGAGTTCGCTTCATCGAAACAGCACGTGCACCATTGTTCGCAAACGCATCAGACGGTTCAGGATCTTCTGGAACGGTTGACGTTTACGGCACGCTCATCATGGGCCGTCAAGCACTTGCTAAGGGCATTAGCCTCGGCGGTGAATACGGTGCACAACCAACAATGGTTTACGGCGAAGTCACCGACCTCCTCAAGCGTTTCCGCCCAGTCGGCTGGAAGCACTTCGTTGGTTACGGTGTATTCCGTCAGGAAGCATTGCGCCGCATCGAATCATCTTCGAGCATCGGAGCAAACGTCTAATCCCGTTTGGATAAGTAAATAGCGAAACCCCCTACCTTCGGGTGGGGGGTTTTGTTATTATCCAGACATGGCTATTTTCCGTCCCCCTACAGATAACTACGTAACGTGGGGAAGACCAGACGAAGAAGGAATCTTCGCCTATCTAAAGCCATGGCCTCGTGGCCGTAACGTGTTCAAACTTAAGAACGGGAACTTCACAGAGAGCCAACCATCAGATATGGATACCGTAGAAAAGATTTACCACGGTGGACATATCCATGAAATTGACGCTAATGAAGAAGCGGATCTAATAGCCGCAGGATATGAGGATTACATTGAAGCATCGTGAGAAGCACCCCAACCTTGATGTAGAAGGTTGTTTTGGTTGTCGTGTAGCAGGGGTTTCTTTCGGTTCAAACTCCACCACTACACGTGGAGCAAAAGTATCTAAAATTAATAAAACAGAAAAACAGTGGAACGCAGATATGCCCGCATATAAGCGTCTACGCCAGCAAGGTCTTCAACCAAAATCTATTGACGGGGCATCCATCCTTGAAAAGCACGCCACAGAACGGTGGCAAATTGAAGGTGCCTCAGCCTTAAAAGCAGAGTAGCCCCATGAACTATCAATCATGGCATGGCTTTAATAACCCAAACTTTGGCTATGGGGCAATGCTCGAAGGGTTTCTTAAACACGTTCCTGCAACAGTAGAACTAAACGACAAAGCATCAGTCAATGTATTTATGGGCGTACCATTCGGAATTAAAGGATGGTACGAGGGACAGCATCGTGTTCTTTTTTCCATGTGGGAAACAGACACACTTCCTAAATCTTTCATTAGATGGCTAGACCAATACGACCAGATCCTTGTGCCCTGCGACCACAACGTCGAACTGTTCTCTCAGCATCACGACAACGTTTCGTATGTACCACTCGGTGTAGACCGCACCTTCTGGAAACCATCAGATGTCACCCACGATGGGACTTATAGATTCCACGCTGGCGGATCACTATGGAAACGCAAAGGCCTAGACGTAGTCGTCGAAGCATTTAACAAAATAAAACTTCCCAACGCTGAACTGCACATCAAAGCCGCACCCCACGCCAAAGACGTCCCGACTAAGAAACTTGGTGACAACATCTACCTCCATAGAAACTGGATGTCACTAGAGGAACAAAAGGATTGGTTCCAGCAAGCAGACTGCTATATAGCCGTAAGCCGAGGAGAAGGATTCGGTCTAATGCCACTCCAGTCGATAGCCCTCGGAATCCCTACCATCGTCTCCGACAGCACAGGTCAATCACAATTCTCCGATTTAGCAAGCGATGTTGTTCCCTGTGAAAAATCTCGAGCCGAGACCATCGGATACTGGGACGAACCAAATCTGGACTATCTATGCGAAACCATGATTAACCACTACAACAACCGTGAAACAAAGCACCAACTAGCCAGGTCAATGGCCCCCAAGACAGAAAAGTTTTCCTGGAAGAAAGCCACAAATAAACTGGTAGCGGCCCTCCCTGAAGGTTCTCTACTTAAGACAGACACCTGGGTTTTGCCCCACGTAACTGTTAATGTGACCCTGAACAGAAACCTCAAATGCGACATCGGCAAGGAGTCTTTTAACTTCACGAAGGGTGTAACGTATGAGGTGTCTGAAAACGTTTACGAAGTTCTCTCTAATGCAAAGGTCCTAGCATGAAAGCAAAACCAATCTGGGAAAAGAAAAACCCCAACAAAAAATCAAAGCCATTGACAGATAAGCAAAAGTCCGCCGCTAAAGAACGAGCCAAAAAAGCAGGACGTAAATACCCAAATATGGTGGACAACGCATGGGCGGCACGGCAATGACAATCGAATACCGTGGAGAAAAGTTCTCTGGATACAACAAACCAAAGCGCACCCCGAACGCTTCTAAGTCCCACGCTGTGCTCGCTAAAGAAGGCGACAAGGTCAAACTGATCCGCTTCGGACAACAGGGGGTTTCTGGGTCACCCAAGAAAGCGGGGGAATCAGATGCCGCACGTAAGCGCCGTGAATCCTTCAAAGCACGCCACGCCAAGAACATTGCCAAAGGTAAAATGTCTGCGGCGTACTGGGCAAATAAGGTAAAGTGGTAACGCTATGGCTGTACCTGCAACACAAAACCTCACGATCACCAGGGGTGACACAGAAACAATTATTCTGTCTATCACCACAGATGGAACCACCCCGATCAATATAACTGGCCGCACATATTCTTCACAGATGCGCACAAGTCCCGACTCAAACGTCATCTCCGCCACCGCTGTATGCACGGTAAGCGACGGCCCTAACGGAGAAGTTACGGCAGTGTTTTCTAGTGCACAAACCTCTGACCTTTCCCCTGGTTACTATTACTGGGACCTTCAAGAGAATGCTTCAGGAACCATTACTACTGTAATTTCTGGCCAGGTAACTGTTCTCGCTGATGTAACGAGGTAGCCATGGCTACTACCCGTGTAACTGTTGCGATACAGACAGAAGAACTAACGGTCTATAAAACGAACAATACGTTCACCGTTGCTCTTGCTGATCCTTCCGTACCTCTTGAAGTCGGTACACGCATACAAGTCATCGGTAATGAAAGCGTTGGACCACAAGGACCTATTGGAGCAACAGGCCCTACAGGACCACAAGGATCACAAGGTCCAACAGGACCAACTGGTCCAATCGGCCCGACGGGACCTACAGGACCACAGGGTGTTACAGGACCAACAGGACCACAGGGAGAGACAGGACCAACAGGACCAACAGGTATTCAGGGAGTCACAGGACCTACTGGTGCCCAAGGACCGACTGGTTCCACTGGCGCAACGGGCGACACTGGCCCGACTGGTCCGCAAGGCATTCAAGGTGTTCAAGGTATACAGGGTATTCAAGGTATCCAAGGTGACACTGGACCCACTGGTCCTACAGGCCCACAAGGCCTCCAAGGCCCAACTGGCCCTACAGGTGCAACTGGTGATACGGGACCGACGGGACCGACAGGACCCATTGGTGCTACTGGTCCTACTGGTCCTACTGGCGCCACTGGTGATACAGGACCTACTGGTCCAACAGGTTCTATTGGTGCTACTGGTCCAACAGGTCCTACTGGGTCAACTGGTGCAGACTCCAACGTCACGGGACCTACTGGACCTGCGGGTGCTACTGGACCGACGGGACCTACAGGACCTACAGGTGACACTGGACCCACTGGTCCTACAGGCCCAACAGGTCCAGTAGGTTTAACAGGTTCCACTGGCACAACAGGAGACACTGGCCCGACTGGCCCGACTGGCCCGACTGGTCCGACGGGACCTACTGGTTCTACTGGACTTACTGGTGATACAGGACCAACAGGAGCAACAGGTCCAACGGGTGCAACTGGCACAGTCATTCCTTCAGGAACGGTACAAATGTACGCAGGGTCGTCCGTACCTTCTGGTTGGCTTTTCTGTGACGGAACTCCCGTAAGCCGAACAACATACGCCAATCTTTTTGCCGCTATTGGTGTGACATTCGGTGCTGGTGATGGATCAACAACATTCAACTTGCCAGATACTCGTAGCCGCATGCCTATTGGTGCTGGAACTGGTACTGGTTTAACTAACCGTGCTTTAGGTACTGCTGGTGGAGGCGAATCTAAAACTATAAACTCTGCCAACCTTCCAACACATACCCATGCAATTGACCATGACCATGCTTCTGCTACTAGTGGTACAGAATCTTCGGACCACACGCATAGTGGAAACACTGGAACTGTTTCTTCCGACCATGCTCACGCTATTGGTATTAGTTTTTTCGGGTATGCCGCTGGTGGTTCTATTTCAGCACAACCAAACGGAACAAACCCGCAGACATATCCCTCTTTAGGTATTTCAGCAAACCACACACATGCTTTCACTTCTGGTGGTCGAAGTGCCGCCCACACACATTCAACGGACTTAGCAAACTTTACAGGTTCTAGCGGTAATGGTGGATTTGCAAATACACCACTTGATGTTGTTAACCCATTCTTGGCTTTGAACTTTATAATTAAGGTATAAAAATGAAAATTCCATTAAAGAACACCCCTATTCCTAAGTTTCCATTTGGTACTGGTTTGGCGGAAACACCTGAAGAATTTTTATTAGCGCTAAAATGTATTCGTGGATGGATGTTGTCAGAATCCGATTGGACACAAAATAATGATTCGCCACTTGATGATGAAACAAAACTTGAATGGAAAATCTGGCGACAAAAGATGCGTGATATTACTCAGAATGTCAATATTGAAAATATTGACGAATGGCTTGAAATACCAAACCCACCAGAAAAAGCACAACCCAGTAGTTGGAAATATTGGGAATATGATTTATACAATGAAACAATTTCTATTTTTTCAGATATTACT